TTACTGTTTGTTGCACTTACGGCTAAAAATCCAGAAGCTGAACTATTTTTCCCTTCAACAAAAGCTGGTCTAGATAGAGTGATTGTTGCATTTAATTGCAAATAAGTATATGTTTGTAAATCATAAGCTGAGGCTTCAAAAACAGTAGTGGCATTTACATATCCAGCATTTTTTAATTTTAAATCATAAACTCTACCTACACCTATTGGAATTCCGGCTGGAAGACCTGGAGTTACAGTTCTTTGTGAATATAAAGTTACTTGACTAGTTGTACCAAATCCAACAGGAATAGTTCCATAAACATTATTAAGTTCTACTTGATTACCTAAACTAAAAGGAACCGTAATATCTTTAACAGTTTCCGTTGTTCTTGGTTTTTCTAAATCTGCATTTACTGTTATGAGAGTTTCTACCTCATATCCTTTAACATACGCCTTTCCTGGTGAAATTTGTAAAGTCAATAAATTATCAGAAGGAGTATTTCCTTGTTTTGTTAATTGTCCAGGATTGTAAACTCCATTATTTCCAATTTTATTATTTAATGATTCTTTTGCAATTACACTAAATGGTTTTACATAATAATCTCCAGACTCATCACTAGTTCTTCTTGCCAATTCATCATTTATTAAAGAAGGTGTATCTTGTTTTTTAGGAACTTTTTTAATAATTCCATTTTCAATTCTTAATAATTCAACAAAATTTTCATCATTAAAATCATTTAAAGATTTTTTTATTAAAGTAGCTACAATTCTAAGTCTATCTGCACCAGGAGCTGCAAAGTTTGAAAATCCTCTTGCATTATCAAACAAATCTACATTTGATTGTGATGGTACGGCAATATCTTCAAAAACAGATAGTCCAATTCTATAAGAAGGTAAATTACTATATTGATCTAATATTACTGTCTGTGGGAAAACATCTACGAAAAATCCTCTTATAAAATAGACGCCTTCTTCTATTTTAATAGCGGATCCCGTAGCTGTAGAATTTGAGATGATAGTAGTAGCAAATGAAGACTCTAATCTAATAACTCCGGAACCATAATCTATATTTTCCAATACAAGAAGATTTTCCCCATCCACAAACTTACTGTTTGTAAAATCAGTTTCACTGGAACTTTGATATTTTATGTATAAAGTATTATTTTCATTTTCAGACTCTTCACTAGTAATATATCTTTCAATTTTAGCGAAAACTCCACTAATCTCTCCTTTTATTTTTTTACCCACCAAGTATTGTAGATACACCGATACTGGTATCCCAAGATGAGTTGGATCAATTTGAACACAAGTATATTCAGAATCGTATGCAATATTTCCAGGTATTACTACTTGACCTTCTTTGAAAAAATGTTTACCAAACTTCTCAACTTGATTTTGTAAAATTGACTGAAGTGTTGTTAATTCTCTTGCTTGAATTGGAGTTCCTGGCTTAAATAAAACTCTTTGATAATTTTTTGTTGGATCAAAATCATCAAAGTATGGAGAAGTGTTTAGGTTGGTATTTTGTGCCATTTTTATTAGAACTCCAATACAATTTTAATGTCTTCTTTCTGATTGGCTGATCTAGGAATGGGTTGTCTATTATCTAAGTAAATAATATCCCCAGATTTTTTATTGTACTCGGCAGAGGAAATGCCAGCTACAAATTCCTGACCTAACTGATATATTCTATTATTTATTGTGGTAGTTACACCACTAAAACTTGAATTAATTGATAGTGTTGGTCCGACAATTGCGGAACAATTAATTGTTAATCCATATCCAACATCTGGATTGGAAGTGAATGGAATAATTTTAAATCCAGTTTCACTTGAGGCTAATCCAGTAGGTTGATAGTATTTTAATACTCCAGTAATTGGATCCCAAGAAGCTACAAATCCAATAGCAGTTGATCCCAAACCTACAGTTTGTTTTATAACAGAATCAACTGCATATGTAGTATTAGTAGTTACTCCGGCTAATTTTAAAGCATTTAGTCCACTAACTACAGATGTATCCAAAAGTTGAACATCACTTCCTATAATTGTTGGATTTTTGATAATTCCAACTCTAGCAAAATCATTACCTAAAATAATATCGGGATTACTTTCTAAAGTTTCATATCTAGAATATAATAAAACTTTATATGCACCCAACTCTCTGTAAACATCATATCCATGACCACCTTTTGGTGGAATAATAACATTGAAAGAAGCTATAGAAGTTGTACCAATTCCAGTATTACTCAATTGTTTTAATGGACCCGTTATTTCTGACCCAGGAGCTCCTGGATAAAATTCTATAGTTCCATAAGTATAATTTTTGCCCCCATCAGTAACAAAAACTTCCGAAACTTTACCAAAAGAATCTATAGTTATTGTGGCTTTTCCTCCCGTACCATCCCCCAATATTGGAACATTTGAAAATGATGTGGAAATTGGTTGATAATTAGATCCTCTATTATTAATAAGAATAACTTCAATTTTGCCATCAACAGCATTATTTTTTGTAGAAATTGATTCTCCGGTATTTCCCCAATCTTCAGGGACTGGAATATATTCAATAGAATCAAACTTTACAATCTCGGAAGGTTTGATTGTATACAAATATTTCCAAATATATCCATCACCACTAGATCCTGCAGCTCGTGGTTCTAAATCAATAAATGTAGGTTGATCGAAAGACGGTCTTCCTTTTGGGTTTTCTGGATCAGATCCATTTTGTAGACATATATAAACTCTCAAATCTTCATTTATTACATAATAATTTGCTTCATATAATCCTGTCTGAGAAGTTACTGGAGTTACATTATATACATTATAATCATGTCTATACATTTCATAAGTATTTCCCGCTACCCAAGTCACTTTTCTAACAAGTCTTCTAACATCCTGACTTGTAATCTGTTTTAAAGATATAATACTTTCTTTGACTTGATATTCCTCTTTAAATCCATCCACAGGAGAGGGTGTATTTGAACTCCAAGTAGAAGATCCACCAGAAGCAGGATTAGTGCTATTTGGTAAACCTATAAAAGTATAGTACTTATTTGATGTATCACCTACGCCAGAAACACTTTTTACAAAGTTTTCTGCGTTTATGATTCTAAACTGATCTGATATTATAGCGGGCATTTTAGAACATACTTTTTTTTATTTAGTTACCTTTTATTTGCTTACTACACTTCTAGTTCTTATAATTTTTGGAGAAGAAGATATTCCCGAAATGCCATTATCATTAAAAACTTCAAAAGTTTGAGGATCTCCCAAAATTCTATTTTGATAATCATATATTTTAGCCCAACTATATCTTCCATAGAAATTATTTGTTCCAATTCCCGTATTACTAGATCCTCTACTATAAACTTTCACATAATTATCCACCATAGGAGCAAAGTTACATGTAACTGTTACTATACCTGAAGATGGTGATGTGATATCTTCAACAATGTAAATGCCATCTATAAAAGATTTTGCTATTCCAATCTTTGAATTTGGATAATTACTCATACCACCAAGAAGTGTAGTAATTCCAACCAAATCTCCACCTGTTGTGACATTACTGTCAGTAATGACAAAATAATCTCCTTTTGATAATTGGCTATTAGTAATACCAAAGATATTTAATGAAGAATATCCTATACCTAAAGTATTGTTATCATATTGTTCTGATTTTAGAGTAAAGGAAATTTTTGGAGAAGTGGTTCCAATACCAGGAGTTCCAGCAATATATGTTGTGACTCCAATAATTATTCCGTGATCTCCCTCAACTTTAAATGATTTTACTAATTCTGTTTGGTAAGTATCAATTTCTACTAATACTGGTGGGGGATTGTTAATATCATACCCAAATCCAGGATTAATGATTTGTATGGATGTAACTTCCCCATTAGATGTACTAGAAATAGCTGTGGCTCTGTTATAAACTGGTTCAGAATATATTGCAGTAGCTCCTGTTCCTATAGCGATATATCTACCATTAGATCCAACATTTTCCACAAATATTAAATCACTAATATCCTTTGATTGTGATGTGGTTCTATAGATCCAGTCACTTAAATTAAATGAATAATATATTTCACCCAATGAAGTTACTACTACATAAAAACCATAGTTATAATAAATGTTTATTATATTTTCTGATCCAAGATTATTTGAAACAACTTGATACGAATTTCTATCAATTGATTGTAAAACTGTACCGGAATCACCCACTATAACAAATTTGCCATTAGCATAAATGACCTTATTCAAATTAATAACTACTGGAGATGGTGTGGATTCCCATATAGTTCCATTATTGGAAGTTCTGATTACACCATTATTTCCAACAGCAACATAATATTCTGCACCGAAAGTGACACTGTTTAAATCCGATAAAGTTTCTGAATATCTACTAACAAAACTATCCGTAGCAACTCCAGATCCAACAAATATTGATCCTGCCGCTCCAACAGCAACCCAAGAATCTACAACGCTAGAATATGCGATTTGATTAAATGTTCCTGTATAACTACTACCTACTCTTCCTACAGCTCCAACACCAAGGACTACAATATCTTCCTGTATTGGAATTTGATTCCAACTAGAAATAGTAGTTCCATAATCTGTGGCTTTTATAATCTTACCAAAACTTCCGACTGAAAGTAAGAAATTACTTGTACCTACACCAACTGATTCAATTGAATTAAAGTTTGAAGTTTGACCAAACCCAACAGTACCAACTTGCCAATTTATTCCATCAGAACTTGTAATGAATATAGAACTACTTCCAACAGCAACGAATCTGTTTCTATATTTAATTGATTTTAAGTCATATGTAGTGGATAATCCTACCCCACCTACCCAGTTAAAAATAGGATCTTTTGTAACGATAGCAGTTTCCGAGATAACAACCTTTGGTGATTGGGTATTGGCATATCCAACTCCACCATTTACTATATTGATTGAAGAAATAGTTGACGATGTTGAAACTACAGACTCAACTAAACATGGTTCAATTGATTTATTTTCCAATATAAGAATGTCTCTTACATCTTCAGAAAGACCATCTATATCAGCAAATAAAGGATATGCATTGTCAACATATATAACTTCATCTTCTGGTTCAATTTTTTTAATGACCGTTGCAGATGGTCTCACATTACTCTGGAAACTTGGTCTAGATTTAGAATAAAGTGTACCACTAATAACAGTGTCATTAGTTTGTTTTTGCCAAGTAAGAGGTCTAATTTTTGTTGGATCAGTAATAATACCAACAGAATAATAATTAAATGTCTCTAATTGATCAGAGCTAGTTATTTTTTTAACCACTCTATCAAATTGAGAAATATCAAAAGGATCTTGAGGATTTTCTTGAATTATTACTTTATCTCCTGGTTTTATTGTTGGTGGTGGAACTACCAGTTCAACATCAACTGATGATCCTCTATAATATAAAATAGAACATTTAGATCCGGATTTAGGCGCTTCAGTAAATATTACCCTACTTCCAGAGAATGTATATGATATATTAGGAACTTGTAATACATCGTTTATGTATATAAAAATATTATTAGTTATATCCAAATCTGTTCCATCAGGAACTCTTAGACCTAAAATTTGTCTTACTCCGTTTACAGTTGTAGAAAGAGTGAATTTTTTCCTAAATCCATTAAAGAATTCCGAAATATCGTCAAATTTTATAAATTGACCAGGATAAAATCCAGAAAAACTATCAGTTTCTACTTCTTCAACTGTCAAAACAAATTCACTAAATGATGATGTTGTTAAGATTCCTATCGGTTTAAGTTTATCACCAACTTTATATCCTATTCCGGGTTGATCAAACTTATAAGAAATAATACTAGAACCCATACCAACTTCAACTGTAAGTTTGGCATTTTGACCTACTCCAGATGTACCTCCAGTATATCCAAGACTTAAATTACTATACCCTGTTGGTATTCCAATAACTACTTTTGGAAGTGAAGTTGATGTATAACCAGTTCCAGAATTTACAATTGTAAATCCGCTGATAGTTCCAGCTGCACTTACAATTGCAGTAATACTGGCGCCTGCGCCAATTGTCGATGCAATACTAACAGTCGGAGAAGACCTGTATCCAGATCCACCACCTGTTACAACTACACTACTGATTGTTCCTGCTGCAGACACTACAACTGTTGCGGCCGCACCAATTCTTGGGACATATCCATAACTAGTGGATACGGCAACTTTTGATATTTTTCCAGCTTTAGGAACTCCAGACAAGAATTTAATTACATTTATTGAACTACCATCAATTGTAAAATCAGTAACTGGATCTTGGAAAACATTATTAATCAAAATAATAGGATTATTACTAATTTCAGTAATATTATTAACATTATTGAAAAGTGTGTTTGTAGTTTGTTCCTTAGATTTTACAGTAAATTCGGTTGCAGCAATTCCAGTAAAGGATAAAGATAAATCGTCAAGTAATATATTTTTATCATTTGGAGTACTTGGATCAAATTTTCTACTAAAAGCTCTACCACTAAATGTAGATCCAGTTTCAAGTCCTACTGGGCCAATTTTTCCGTATGGTGATGTATCAAAATACATCACATCTCCAACGATATTAAAATTACCACTCAAAACAGTTGCGGCTACTCCAATGGTATGTGAGGTTGCGACTGAACCAAAGTATCCTCTTATAACTTCTATTTGATTTGCAGAAGATACGCCAATAGTTTTAATAGAAACAAGTTCATCATCAATATTAATAATATCACGAGTATTTAATGAAGAAATTCCAGAAGAAATACTCAATATCGTTGTTGAAGCCGTAGAGACACTTGACGCTAAAGAAACATTTAAAGATTTTTTCGTTAAAGCTTTTTGTATTATTCCATCAATAGTAATTATTACACTGGAGTTTGGTTCTTTATACTCAAGATAATGTGTCGCTGTGCCAACACCAGTTAAATCCAAAAATACACTAGTTGATAGTCCAGAAAGTTTAAATTGATTATCATTTAATTTATATACAAAAACTGAATTTGGTAAAACTTTAGTTCCAAGTTCTAATGGTTTAAAGGTTAAATTGTCATCCGAAGTTGATCCTCCGACATAAGTACCGGCTATTGATATTACTGAGTTAGAGTTATATCCAGATCCACCATTTAAAACCTCAACATAATTAATTGCACCAGAAGAATCTCTAGAAACATTAAAAGTTGCACCAGTCAAATCATTAGAAGGAATTTCAGAGTAACTTTGATTAGCTTGTCCAAGAATTACAGTTGGCCCTGTATTGGAAATTACAAATGTTAAATCGTTGGTTGGGGAAGAACCTCCAATGTAAGTTCCAGCAATAGAGACCGTTTGACCAACAACATATGCACTACCACCTTTAGTGGGTAATATTGATGTTGAAATTGGTTGTCCTGTGCTTACCGAGTAATTTATTGATACTGTAAACTCTGCTCCAGTACCTGTAGTGGTTAATCCAACACACTGAACATATTGTTTAGTAGATGGACCAACTGGACTTAGTACCGTAGATATACCAGATATCGTCGTAGATATCGCTACAGAATAACCATTTTCAAGTACAGCGGTTCCATCAAAGTCATGAACATTTAATAAAGTGGAAGAAATTCCGGAAACATATGAAGTAGTAGCAATACCAACTGGTGTTCCACCACTATAAGTATAAATTAATTCTTGTCCGGATTGGAAATTATGATTTGTAATTGTAAATGTATCTGTAACAATATCAATACTACTACTAGAAAATTCATGTTTGAACAGAGAAGTTCCTTTATTTGTTAACTTAAATGTTGTCAATCCAACTACAGAACCACCTCTAGTTAATGATGGATATGTAATTGTTGGCGCAAAGTCTGTACCCAATCCAATAATTGTTGTTATTATTCCTACATAGTTACCAATTGCAGATCTTACATCAGCACAATCTGTAGTTCCATAATTTTCTGTTGGTATTCCAGACAAACTACTAGATCCTATCGCAACTGTTAAGATGCCAACTAAAGTATCAACATTAGTTTGTACATCTGCACAAGAAGATGGATCCGTATTAAATCCCGTTAAAGGATCTGCAGTAATAGTGAGATCTTTAACATTTAATTGATTTGTTATCGCTTTTTTAATATAACCTTTTGCATTTTCAAAAGCATAAACTGACTCGGATTCTTCGCCCAAAAGACCAGTTGTTAATGCTGCGCCGGCACCAGTAAAATATTTCTTAGTTGAGTATATAATATGTTGATTTGTTCCATAAGCCAAATCTTGAGCAATTGCATCAACAATATAACCCAAATCACGATAACACTTGTTTCCACCTGTAGTATAACTACCAACATTAACTGCAGGCAAACTAGATGTAGATCCTGCAGAAATTACTGCAGTAACAATTCCCACCAAACTAACAATATTAAGTTGAACATCAGTGCAGGCTGCAGTATTAGTATTTGAAACTGTTACTCCTATCCCATAATATGTTGGACCAGAACTAATACCGACATCTTTTATTGTAAGTCCATTTCTAACAGCAGATCTCATAAGATCTCTTGCTTGACAGAAAGCATAAATCGATTCAGCTTCTTCCCCAACTAAACCATTGGTAATTGGAATACCATTGTTAAAATACTGAAGAATAAATTGTCTGGAATAATTATTTCCTCCAGTAAAAACATCAATAGAAATAGCATCCACAAAATATCCCAAATCTCTCTTACATTTAGAAATTGTAGTAGAAATTCCAGGATAAATTGCGAGGGTATTTGACCAAGAAGTATCAATGATTTCCTGTTTATTTTGTTGAATCAATCTGTATCCATCATAATATCTAGATCTTGCATTAGTTTGAGTATCTCCGGGGAAATAGAAATCTGAAAATCCGATAGCAACGGATGCTAAAGATTTGTCCAAAATTTCATTTTTATTCGCAAGAATTAAATTTCTAGAATCTTTATATCTATTAGAATCTGGATTAGTTGGATCCGGAATCAAGCTAAAATTAAATACTTGATCAACTGTTGATTGATATAAAGTTGGGGGACTCTGATTGTTTATAATATATTGACTAATAAATTTAACATAATTGTATGCAAATAAAGTTTCTTCAGTCTCATTACTGACATATGAAACTCCTGCGTTCCAATAATATACACCAGCCTCTACAGACTTATTATTAGAATTATATTTAATATCATGTGATATTGCATCAACTATGTAACCAACATCTCTCTTACACTTTGCCTGATCATAAGTTGTACTTATCCCTATATTTGGATAATTATATTCAACAAAAGCTACAACTTCCTCTTGAATAAATTCTCTATTTAAATCTAATAAATCAGAAGCATCTGCAAATCTACCTCGTAAATATTGTTCCGAAGTTCCATCAAATTGATTACTTATATCATCAATTTCAATAACCTTATTTGTTTTGTTTACTATATAAGGACTTAAATCAATCCCTCCATCAAAAAATATATTTTGAGTAGATCCATCTAATCCAACTTCCTCTTCATAAACTCTAGCAAAATTTTTCCTTATATTTAATGGTACTATGGAATCAATATTAATAAATGTAGAAGAATCAGTCTCTAATAATTTAGGCTTCATATTTGTTGATTTAGAAATACCGACATTAACCTCATTCAATGTTGGTTCAGTAAAAATTTCTAAATCAGAAAATTCTTTGAATCCCGATGGGTGTACAATCGACCTTACAGATTCTCTCCAGACATTATACGGAATGTTTCCTCTAATTGAGTAAGAGAATTTTTGATAGTAAAAATTGTCAGATATTCTTTGAGAATAATCATTTAAAATTCCGGAAGATAGATCTATAGAAGATGTTTTATCACGAGAAACTCCTAAAGTTGCATATAAGTTAAATTTATCAAAATATTCGACTGTTCCATTAACTTTAGATATTTCGCCAAAAATTTTATCCTCAACATTTATTTCACCAGAAATATTTTTTAATCTCATCTGATTGAGTCTATTATCCCAACCATTTTCCATTACTACGCCAGAAAATGTTGCTGAAGATATTTTTTCATTGGATTTATAACTAACATCATCTTTTAATATCATATCAAAAACAGGCATATCGTTCTTGTTAATGACTACACCTAATGAAAAATCTCCATCATATACACCAAACGATCCCGTTGAGATGCCGGTCATGTCATAGGTTATGGTATTATTTGATGTGTTTATGCCTACAACATCGAAAAATACATAATCATATGCGGAAGAATTATAATTTGCCAATCCGGAAGTAGATGATGTTAATCTACAATTTTCAATAAAAATTTTGTCCCCAACTGAAAACGGATAAACATAAGAAGTAAGGCCAAATCCAGAGGATATAAAAGGAGTATTTGAAGCTGGATTATTCGTCAACTCTAATGTTACCAAGTTTCCGGCTACAGAGATAGTATCAATTTCATATCCATTTGAATTATGTATTGAAACTATTTCAAGAGGACTAGATATGGAAGTAGAATTTTTAATGACCTCTACCGAAACTATAGATCCTCCAGCTATATTAGAACTTAATTCTATTCCACTAGAATCATTTTTAATTATTAACTTTGGTGGAGTATTATATCTTTTACCACCAGTAATTATTCCAATGTAATCTATGGTGCGTATATCTTTTACGCCAACAATAGTAGGTACACTTAGAGAAGGCGAAAGTGTTGGATCGGTAGGATAATCAAATCCATCTTTTACCCTATTGAAAGTTTCAACTCTTCCAATATTTGGAGATATAACCTTTATAACCGCATTTGTTCCATAATCACTTTTAACTTTCTTAACTGTTGGTAATTTCTTATACCCTCTACCTGGGAAATTGATTTTTAAGTTTGATATTGGTCCTAAAGCATTAGTAGATGTGGTTTTATAAGAAAAACTTGTTAAATTCTCATTAATAATTTGTTTTTCAATTTCTTTTAATTTTTTAGTATTATCAAATATAAATGTTCTATTAGAAGGGATAGTTGTTACTACAAATTTATCATTAAGTTGATGATTTATTATTGAAATTTTGTTACTAGATAACACATCGTAATCTGTAGATATTTGTCTTTTACTTTCTTCTGAAGATCCTTGAGATAAGAAATTATAATAAATTGGGAAAAACTGCTCAGAAAGGTCTAGAATAACTTTTGCTCCAGAATTTCCCGGAATTCCTTCTCTATTAACAAAGAACCCAGTTCTTTCATTAATTCGTTCAATGAAATTTACATCATAATAAAATTGTAAATTTAAATTTAATAAACTTGAGTCAGATAAGTCAAATTCTATCTTTGTTGTTCTTATGCAACTAATTTGAGGATTAATGAAATATAATTTTTGATTGGAACCGCCGACAGAAGAAAAATCAATGAAATTAGATTCATTTATATCACTTCTATATTGACATAACTTTATTGAATTAAAACTAGTTTTTGAAACATAATAAATTCCATAATTGGACAATCCTCCAATTGGAGATTGTGAAATATAAACTACTTTATCACCCGTTTCTATATTACCATCATATGAAGAAAGATCTATTGAATTATTAATTATAGACACATCACTATCAGAAAACCCAATTTCTCTCATTAAAATTTTTCTATTTACCGGATCAAAAATTACTTTTATAACTTCATTGTAATCAGTGGATACATTAAACTTTATAATATCACCAACTTCCAAATTATGATCGGAAGTTGTAGTCACTATTCCAATCGTTTTTTGTAAAGTTCCAGTAATTTTGGGATTTAATGTAGTTAGTGAGTGGGCAGCTCCAATTACACCATAAGCTTTTTCTTGATCCCAAAATTCTAAAGAGTTATTATTAGTACCTATACCTATAGAACTTGTAAATCCAATAGTAGATAACCCAATATAATCCCCACCCAAGTTTACCGCATAAACTAATTGATTATCCTCTAATTTAAAAGAAACAGCAGATCCAACATTGTTTACATATAAAGATGTTCCTGCAAATCCTGATCCAGAGTTATAAATTAGTGGTTGTCCGGTATAAAACTTGTGTCCAGGTAAATATATACTTCTAGGTGGAATAAATCTGGTTTCAAAGGAACTAGTTCCAAATCCAACAACAGTACGAGTTGAACCACTTGTGCCGATACCTATAGAAAATTTTGGATCAAAAAATGTAGTATAGTTTTGGAAGGTAAGATCTCCTACATCTCCCGTTGGTATTTTGAATTCCCTTGGTAGTAACACAACATTATCAATACCAACTGTATGAATTCCGGTATTTTGAAGTCTATTTACATAAAATCCAGATCGTTTGAAATCAACATCAGTAATCAATAAAATTTCTGTTCCTATACCTATAAAATCATTAACTTTAAATCCGTTAATATCTTTTAATTTTATAAAAGTAGATATGCCTGTAGAAACTTCATCATCAATGTTCTCAAGTAATTGAGATTCTTTTTCTTCAACTTGAGCATATTGAATTCCTTCAAAATTAGATGCAGTAATTGTAGAAATACCACTAATTAGAACTGGTTGACCATTCGTAATTCCATGTGGAGAAGATGTTTTTACAATTGTATTGGGAATTCTTATAAAAAATTCTGAATTTTCTATTTTATCTTCAACTAAACTAAAATCTTCAATTTCCCTACCTTCCAATTCACTTACAACTATATTTGATTGTATGCCCTCAGTATCAGTTATATCCAAATCTACAGGATCATTTACTTTATAATTATCTCCAGAAGAAAATATAGAAACATCCACTACTTTACCAGAATTTATAGATGTTACAGTAAATTCTTGTTTATATTCTTCTAATACTTTATCAATTAGTTCATAATATGAATTAGATCTATTTAAATAATATGGACCAACATTTCTAGTCAAATTAGTACCAAAAATATTAGAATTTTGATTAAATGATGGCAAAAAGTTTTCTTTTACTGGTTTATTATAAAAATATGGCCCAACCACATATGGATATCTTGGGACAGATTCATTTGAAGCGTTAACATCTATTGTAGAAAAATATGCATATACTCCATTAGGATATTCTGGAGTTATTGTAAATCTACCATTATGTTGATCAAGATCCCCAGATCCATCATATAGATAATCATTGATAAAAAATCCGTTTTCAAATAATGGAGGTCTTTTACCAGGAGTTAAATCTACATTTAATATATAACTGGAATTCATTCGTCTTATGAATCCACCAGTAGTAGTATTATATGCATAAGGTCCATAGATTGGGTTTCCATCATATGCATATCCCAAAATAGGAGAGTGATTTAATATTCCAATATTTTCTTTATTATCATCGCCAAAATTATCTGTTAATTGAAATCTTAGGTTTTTTGGTACATAAAAATTAATAAATTGCAATCCAAGTTCTGGATTTTTACTTACATGGGTAATACCATCGTCTTGATTGTTAATAATATTTTTACTTTTCAATACCTGATTAATTTTCCATTCATTTACATTTGCTAAAAATTTAGCATTTCTTCCTCTATTTTTTAATGTGAGAATGGTATTTGATGAATCATACCCAACCCCACCAAAAACGATATTTACAGCAACCAATTTACTGTTTTCTACAATTGGCTCTAATTGTGCGTAGTTTCCATCACCAGAAACTATTATTTCAGAGTTTGTTCTAAATCCATTTCCTCTTGATATAATTTGAACATCAACTATTGATCCATCAATTATAATGGGTTTTAAAATCGCTTCAGATGTGATACTTGCAATCCCAGTATTGGGTCTTCTATGATAGTTAATAATATTAGTACAACCATACCCTATTCCACCATCCTCTACATAAACATCTTTAATTGATCCCAATACAATTGGTTTTAATTCCGTCTGTATTATTGTCGTAGATCCTATTGCAGATTTTGATTCCACATGTATTTCAATTGGTGGATATCCGATAGTATGAGTACCAATTCCCAAGGAATCTAATTTAACAAACTTATTTTTAATGTAGTTTTCATTATTTAAGTTTGTACTGACCCCGGAATTATATAATCTAAATTTATTATCATCAATTACTTTGACTTGGTAATATGATGATGATGTTAAACCACTTATTGCAGTATCTGAATAATCATATATGACATATTCACCATTTGAAAATCCATGATTTTTTGCAAAAATATAAGAATCAAAGGTATTAATACCAGAAGTTCTATTGTCACCAGAAAGTATAGAGGGTACTTTTACCTTTCTATTTGAGTATCCTTCTCCAGGATTTTTGACATAAATTTTTGTAAAAGTATTTTTATTTTTTAAAGTTCTTATAAAGTGAAATCCAGAAGAAACTCCAACGATATCTATTTCATTGGTTTTTTGTAAGGCATCAATTCTATTATTAAATAGTTTAATTTTGTTATCTGTCAAAATGCCAACAAAATAAGTTGAACTATCAATAATACCTGGGATATTGTTATTTTTATTTGAATCATAGATAATTTCTTCCCCATCTTCAAATGGAATAGAAGTTAAAAATTGTATTGTATTATTTGCTGGAGTTACATTTAAATCTGCTTTAAATCCTGTAGAAACTTGAGTACTAACAAAATTAGATTCTAATACACATCCTTTGCCATTTCCACCTGTGATTGTAATTTTTGGTTTTTCTTGATATCCATATCCAGCATTTAATATTTTAATCTCTCTTACTGTTCCAGAAAGATTT